ATACGCATATCGTATACGCTGCATAATTTCTTGTGCACCGGTGTACTTGTGTGCTGCAATTAGAATAGTAGAGTCTGGAACGAACATAGCGTACCAAAGCAGATAACCAGCGGCAGAAGTAGACTTGCCTGACTGCCTAGGCATCAGTGAGATAGAGAAACGATAGCGATGGTATGTATCAATCAGTCGTTCTTGGAACTCCCAGGGGTGATAGTTCATACTACCCTTAGTAGGATGCTGGATTATGAAGAAGTTATCCATGAAATATAGATAACCTGTCTCTGGATCGCAGCACTTCATAAAGTCATCAAGTTCCTTTTGGTTCTTGAAGACTGTCTTCTTATAGGGATCCTTAATAAGAGTGGGAGTATTTGCCATAATTATATTTATAAAAATACTCCCACTGCGAGAGTATTTTTACTTGATATCTAAAGGTCTTGCTTTAGTAGCAACAATGCAGTAGTACTTTTCTTGTACCTTAGCTACTTCTTTTGGATTTTCTGGATTAGGAACATTCAACTCAAACTCAAGATTATTGAAACTATCAATATTAAAACCACACCTGATTAACAATGCAGCTAATTGATTATGTCCTAAAATACTATAATGATTCAAATTGAATTCGTGTTTTCTTTCCCCATCGGGAGCAGGAACTTCAATATAAATCTTTGAACCTTGCTTCAATACACGATTGTATTCCATCAACGAGAAGATAGGATACGGGCTATGCTCTAATGCATGGCGCAAAAAGATGAAGTCTACTGATTCATCATAGTAACCATCCTTCTGTGGCAAGAAGCTCAAATCATACTTCTTAATAGCATGTCCCTTGCCTTCACAGATAGCAATATCGCCGGGGCTTAGTGTTACGCCATGTGTATTGGTGTATTCGCGGTCTTTCATTTCATCTAAGAAATAGCCCGGGCCAGATCCTAAATCAAGAATGTGTGCATCCTTTGGTAGATTTAAAGGATCAACGTAAGTTTCTACTACCTGCTTAGTAAGCTTTCGGTGAAATTCACTGTCACCCTCATCGTAGATGTGGGCAGTGTAAAGCCATTCGTTATAAAACTTGAGTTTAATCAAGTCGAGGGTTTGGTTGATGTCGATTAAGTTTTGCATGAAATTACTTATGCAGTGTTTTGATAGTAATTATTTTTTTCTGTGATCTTTTGGTCTGGTAGCAACAGGACTAGTTTTGTTGACGCTATCTAATTCGCTACTGTCTCTACCCTTAATCATTTGCTTTGCTTGGGTAGGAGATACGGTGTTGAATGCTTGCTGCATCATGGTATGTTCTACATCACTGTATGGATAAGCAAGGTTATTTTTTCCTGCAAAACTTTCATCATCCATCTTCAATGCTTTAGTAGATGATCCATCTGCCATAGCTACTGCTTTCATGATTTGATTTAAGTGATAGGTTCTGTCTGTCCCATTATCTCTGAATTTATAGGCGCCAGGTTGTGCTTTATTATGTCTGTTAGGAACCTTACCCTTGTCCCCTTCGTTCAAAAATTCATTAGCTCTCACTTTTTATACCCCTTAAAGGGTTTCATTGGACTTTCAATGTTGGCGCTATCTAGTTCTTCACTATCCAAATCACCCTTGTTCAAATCTTGAAAGGGGATTCCTGCTGCTTTATATGCTATCTTTAACATATCCTGTTCTACTTGAGTATAAGGGTGAGCAGTATTTTGTTTACCTACCCAACTTTCTTGCTCCATATCAGGAATAATTTCGCCATCAGTTGATGCAACCGCCATCATAACTCTGTTCAAGTCATAGGTTCTGTCATATTGACTAATAGCAAACACATTCAATCCTACAGTAGATTGCTGTTGTCGTTTGGATACCTTTCCTGCACGAGTACCGTGCGATTCTTCAGTTATGAACTCGTGCGCTCTCATCGCTTGTATCCTTTGAAAGGTTTAAGAGTAGATTGTGTTCCGGTGTTTGGTATCTCATCGCTGCCTGGCGTACTTACTGATTTTCTGCCGCGCTTACCTACTTTTGCTAATGCTTGGTCAATGATTTGTCCAATATCAGCATCAAATTCAGAAGATACTACCTGATTCTCTCCCCATGCGCTTTCTGCTTTAAAATCGTGCTTGAACTCATTTTGAACACCATCATTAGGGCCGCTTGTTCCGCGAACATCTGCAATTGCCACTCCGAATCTATATAATTGATAGAAGTCATTATTCTTCAATTCAGGAATGACATAGGTGTTTGGTAGTGCATAGGATGCAACACTTAACCCATCAGTAACCGATTCTGTTATGAATTCATATGCTCTCATTAGAATGACTGTTCAGTTTCAACATTCAAGTCATTCTCAGTAGAGATAACCGAATCTACATATCCATCAATACCTAATAGCAATCCTGCCACATTAGCACCTGTCCAAATAATCTGAGAGCCTATGAAGTGAAAGATAGTAGTATTTGCTATTGGATTTGCAAGTAATTGAACATTCCCGCCTGATACTTGCATACTGTAAGTTGTTAATGCATTTCCGAACACTGAGGTACCTACTGCACTAAACTTTGCATCATCTAAATCTTGATTAATTTGTGCGTTTAATTGCATACTCTGGCTATTATTACCAGTAGGGTCAGCCGCGTATACATAAAATTGTCCTAGGGTAAATGTATTAGCATCAGTTTCAAATATTAATTGTCCAGGAGCTGTTCCTACTGAATAGGAGCTACTAGTGTTAATTGCTGTAGGGAAAAGATTAGAGAAGTTATTGTTGATTTTACCAAACGCTACTCTTAGCGGATCACCTTCACCATCGTTAGGTAGTGTACCAATATTAATAATTTCTTGGGTGGACATAGTAATCTTCCGTTGTTATCTAGTATTTATCATACTAGACTCAAGATTACTTTTTGGTAGCTTCTTCAAAAATAGCTTTTTGCTTAGTATACCACTCGTTCCAGCCTTCAACTTTGACTTTGCATTCGTGATATAGAATATAGTTTTCTACTACTATTTTAGTGAATTCTGTGAGTGAAGCACCTTCAGCAACTTCTTTTAAATCAGCACATTTTTCTTGTAATGTTGCCGGAGCCTCTGGAAAATTAGGTGTTACTGGAACTGCTGTAATACTGCAACCTGATAGTAGAACAAGCGGGAGAAGCATTAATTTCTTCACTTCTTGTCTCCTTCAAGCTTACTAGGATCCATCGTAGCAGCAGCATTGTGTGCGCGGATTACCTCAGTAGGAAGTGGACATTTGGTTTCGTACTTGATAACTTCGCGGTCAACATATTCAGTAATAGTCTTGCCTTTGGTGCGAATGACTTGTGTATCAGTGACGATCTTCTCAACAATTTCTACATTGGTTTTCTGTGATTTTGCTTCCGCTTTAGCTAACTTAGCTTCAAGCTCTGCTACTGCGAGTGCAGTGCTTTCTTTATACGCTAATGCACCTTGCAAGAATAGGCCCAACACTAACAAGATTGAAGACACAATCTTAATCATATATCCATATGTTTTGACGAATGGAATGCGTTGCACAAAGAATGCAATCAATAGACCTAGTACACCCAGTCCTAATACTGAGTGAATGATCCATACGGGGAGAAGAGTGAGTAGCCAATAAATGTTCATAACAGTGTTATTTATCAAACAAACTTAGATAACCACTCATAGTAGGCTTGAAATCCTTCTTCAATATTGACCGCAGGATTAAATCCAAAGTCTCTTTTGGCTGCATTGATACTTAATGCGCCTCGACTAGGATAGTCCTCACTCTTATGTGTCACTTCAATCTTACCCTTACCTACAATCTTTGTGATAAGCTCTGCTGCTTCAAGTAAAGTTCTAGACTCGCCTCGAGCAATATTGTAAGTTCTGAACACGGTGTTGCTGCTTAGGGACGCTCCTACGATGCCTGAGACAGTATCATCAACATAAGTAAAGTCCAAACTTTCTGTTTCACCATTAACCGTAAGCACCTCATCCTTCATTGCAGCCATGAAGAATTTAGAGATAACACGATCCTCAACATCACGAGGACCGTACACAGCACTAGGACGAACGATTGTGTAGTCAAAGCAACCCTTGTGCCCATAGTCTCTCACAAGCTGCTCTCCGGCGTGTTTCATAATAGCATATTGACCTTGCGGCTTGCAGGATGCATACTCATCAGCACCGTCTTTGAAGTCACCATAAACCATGCTACTACTGACATACACGAAGCGTTTGACCTTATGCTTACTGCTTAACTCACATAAGTTAAGCAACCCCTCAATCATCGTCTTAGCACCGAGTGTAGGATTAGCGTTGACTACCTTTTGTCGAGGGAAACTAGCAAGATGAATCACTATCTCTGGATTGAAGGTTCTAAAAGCATTCTCTAATCGTTCGCCGTCAGTAATGTTGTACGGGTGACACACGGAACTAATGCAAGAGTTTCGTTCTTCAATCAATCGATGCAATACTGTATTGGAAATAACACCGTAATCGGTCATGTTGTCGATGATTAGAACATCGTGACCTAAATCTTCTAATCTAGAAACTACATTGTGTCCAATAAATCCAACGCCACCTGTTACTAAAATATTCATCTGTTTTTCAAATAATGTTCTGCTAATAGAATCATAGCTTTGGCTTGTTGTTCACTTTTAGGTAGAGGGACCATATCGCCGTTAATCAAACCATCACGCTCTTGTAGAATAGGTTCAATATGATGATCAAAAACCTGTGTCATGGTGTCGAAAAATCCTTTTCGTTCCAGTTCGGTCATTCCTGAATTAAGCGTGTACATATGATCATCTTCACTAATTATGATTCCATAATCATGCCTAAAAGTCAGGCACATGTCGTTAATAAGTTGCAAGCGCCGTTGTTCTTTATTAGTCATATTTCAGCTTCCAATATACGAGTTGCTTAGGGGTTAAGGTAATTCTTACTTGGTAACTATAGCCAAATCTAGCTGCATCTATATCACGATGCCAACTAGGAGTCTCAGCACAGTTTTCCATTGCCCACTTGCCTGCTTCACTGTTCTGCCATTCCCAAAGAGGTTCGGCAGCATAGATATCAGGGTCTTCAACATCTCCGAGGGTGAAGCGATGAGCAACAATTGTTTTCATACTGCCATATCAGCCTTAATAGTACCGTGACTCTTATAGTCAAATAACAATATAGCATCCATTGAGAATTTGTCAATACTTTTTATTTCAGGAGTGAGAAAAAGGAGAGGAAGTGGGTATTCTTCTCTGCTCAACTGCTCTTTAACTTGTTCAATGTGATTGCTGTAGATATGAGTATCACCGGTCGAAATGATGAGTTCTCCTACCTTTAGGTCACATACCTGCGCAATCATATGAGTAAGCAATGCATAGCTGGCGATGTTGAAGGGGAGGCCAAGGAATACATCAACACTACGCTGATACATATGGCAACTTAGTTTACCGTTGCTTACATAAAACTGTGCGAGAACATGACAAGGAGGCAATGCCATTTGGTTAAGTTCGTCAACATTCCATGCGGTAAGAATATGTCTACGACCGTTAGGGTCTTTCTTAATACCTTCAATTAGGTTGGCGAGTTGGTCAACTCCTCGCCAGTCTCTCCACTGTACACCATATACTCGTCCCAAATCCCCGTCGTATTTCGCTCTTGGCGTCCAATAAGCTGCTTGAGCGTTTCCTGTCCATATCGTACTACGGTCAGTATCTCTGGATCCGTATAAAATTTCCGCAAGTCTTCTCTCATCTCCCGTCCCTTCTATAAACCATAATAATTCACTTACTACTGATTTCCAAGCCAACTTCTTTGTAGTGATAGCTGGAAATCCTTTTGATAGATCAAATCTAAGTTGACGGCCAAAGACGCTAATAGTTCCAACTCCGGTTCTATCGTCTTTGACTTCGCCATTATTTAGTATATCTTCAAGTAAATCGTGATATTGTTTCATGTTCTATATCTGTCATTGTAAAGATAATCTGCATTGCACATTTTCCAATAGTGGTGCCATTTACCAAATCCGATAAAAGCGAATGGAAATAATACAAATGCAAAGAATGTTGTCCAACCTGATGTGATCATCCAAAGTAAAGGAAGAACAGTTAACGGAGAAGTCCAAAGTAAAACTTCCATCAATTTGTTTAATCTCTTAGTTTGTTTGGCTTCTTCTATCTCAGCCGCAGTCGGCGGAGGTTGAGGAATTCTCTCATATGAGCTAGTCCATTCATATGGCTCAGTAGGATAATAATGTGGTTGAATAAAACTTTGTTGCTGCGCAATTCTATTTTGTTGTTCGAGTAATTTGTTTTGCTTATCAAATGCTTTAGCCATTATGGCCGTTTGTCTACATACATTGCATTGATAAGTTGAATAGCTGCGTGGCATTTCTGTACCGCAACTATAGCAAATTTGGTTTGTCATTTTCTTTTCCAAATCTCATATGTATGGTCAGGAAACATTTCGCTGTAGGTCCGTACATAGTTATGTTCTATGTATAGCAAATCTATGAAGGTATCGCAAGCGTAATGGTCATATACCCTTGTCAAATGGATTTCGTTGATGTACGGCCAAGCTTGCTCAATCAATTTTGCTCCGCCGATCAACCAATACGAATCAGGGTAGTTGAGTAGTTTGTTGATAGTAGCTACACCGTGTTCTACAAAAGGTCTAGAAGTAACAACAATGTTAATGCGATTAGGTAGAGGTTTCTTTGGTAGGCTGTCCCAGGTGTTGCGACCCATAACCACCAATTGTCCTTCAGTGAGACGCTTAAATCTTGGCAAATCGCCCTGGATATTACTCCAGGGCAACTTGTTTTGATAGCCTATTCCTCCATTGGGGTCACATGCTAATATTAATTTCATAGTCCATTCAATAATCTATCAGTTTCTGGCTGAACAACATCAGCAATAGTCTGAACATTAAGTACAAATTCAATTGATATTACTAATTCATCAAGTTCAATTAACTTGTTACTAACAACTTCTTCAATATGATCCGGATCTAGTCCTTGATATAATAAGCGTTCTACATTAATTGTTCTTTGTTTTTTATCTCGCAGCTTTAAAACAATTTTTTTGATAAATTCAATTGGAACTTTGTTTTTGTCTACGTCCTCTAACAGTGTTTCCCATTTCTGGATAAACTCAGGTGACATTCATTTATCCTTACTATGTTTTAAGCGACTGATACAGTCTTTTTAGGACGACCTCTTGACTTCTTAGATGAAACTCCAACTGAGTTAGTAGCTGATGTACTAGGTGCTAGTGTTTCTGCTTGGTGCAACATTCTTTCTGATTCGGCAAGAAGGCCCTTAGCTTCTGCTGCCATCTTCAACGCCTGCTGGCGTAAATTATTAGCAATAGTATCGTCGCCCAATGCATCACCTGATGCACCTAGGCCAGTAGGTGCCTGTCTATTACCCGGCATAGTTTCAGGAGTAAAAGCATCTTTATCTCCGCGCATTCTGCGGGCTACCGCAGTAGGGTCTTGCATACCCATTTGGCTATCCATTTCGGCTAGCTTCTTTACTGCTGCTTCACCCATCTTCATTTCATCAAGAATCTTGTTAAGTTCGTTCAACTTGATTCGTGTACTAGGCTGAGGTGTCATGACAATAAGTTCAGTTTGAACCTTCTTTAACATGCCTTCTGCGTGAAGCTTCTGAAGGATGATTTGCCCATCAGTGGTGTAACTGCGATTAAGAGCGAGAGCCAAATCTTCGCTACTCTGACCAATATCACTTTCAATGCACTGAATTAGTGGATCGTGAATTGTACGATTTAAAATTTCTGTATAGACAACTAGTGCCATATGCGGTTCGCCTGGAACCTCACGGAATACGACTGCAACTTTGCGATCTCCGTGCTTCCCGACATGTCTTGTAAAAGCCATTTGCTTTTCTCCTTAAGGTTTTAGCACAAGTATTTAATTGGAGAAAGATGACTTATTATTTTATTTCCAGCGTAATGTAAAGAATGCTGCATGTTTTGGGTCATTGAATCGCACATCCATGAACCATCCGGCGCCAAATTGTTTCCAAATAGCAGACCAGTTTATTCCGATATACTCTGTACCCACAATGCCAGTAGTGTTTCTGCGATTGGATTTACCTACATTAGCGTCAAGCCAATCTATTATCTCCATTGGGCTCTTTGCCATACTTGCGCCGACCCTTACTGTGGTCATCCCCACGCAAGCTCATACATCATCGCTTCTTTAGGGTCCTCAAACAAAGGATTAGCGTCAGCAAAAAAAGTAGAAGTATCGAATGAAAATCTACCAGCTAGTCTTTCATAAATCCAAAGTTTAGATTCGTCTGTCAGTGGAGTACTAGTTTTTGTAAAATGGTTTGGACATGGAGTAACCTTGCGTTCCATAAACCAAGTGTATAGGTTAATATCTTCAATCGTCTTTGTCATCGCCATACTTAATAATATATAGTGCCTCAAGCGCCTCTAGAGCGTCCTTAAGCGTGGTATCGGTTTCTGATAGCTTGAGTATCGTTAGCAGCCTGTTAGAGCGTTTTGCTACCTTATTGCGATAGGCGATGCAAGGATCCTGTTTTATCAGCACCCTTGCATCGGAACCAATCTCTCTTCCGTATACTGTTAGACCACCGTCAGGGGACTCATAAATCATGTTTATCCCTTACGGTGATCATCATAGATAGCGTAAGTACCGAAGGGCGGATTCGGATTCGGATCACCGTGAATAACCCAAGTCGTATCACAGTAATCAGCATCACCCCACGAACCGAACGGATAACCGTCAGTGAAGACAATCAAGCGATTAGGGACACGACCAGCTTCCTTGAGGTCATCAAAGATGCAATCGAAGTCGGTACCACCACCACCGTGAAGTTCATACTCCTCGATGTTTTCCATGTTCTCGCTAGAGAACTCCTGAGTGTTGTAGCACTTAGTATCAAAGCAAGTGACACGGAGATTGTAGCCATCAAACGCATCCATCATGCCAGCGACTTCGCTAAGGAACTGCATACCCTGCTTGTTGCTGATAGAACCCGACATGTCGATATAGATATCAACATCGATTTCTTCACCGGGGTTCATCCCGGGCATGATAGCATCCATGTGCCACGAACGACGAGAAGGACGCATCCAAGTGTAATCAGACTTGATAGCAGAGGTCAGATTAGTTTGGATGAGTTCGCGCCAGGGCATGACAGGATCAGTCATTTGCTTGATAAGACGCTCAACACCTGCGGGCATTGAACCAGCTTCTGACTGCTGTGCAGCATTCAGAATAGCTTGCTTCATCTCCTGACGGATTTCTTCCTTTTCAGCATCAGACAGCTTAGGACGACCCTTACCCTTACGGTTCTCGTTACCGTCACCGTCTTCGCTTTCGTCACCATCACCGTCAAGGTGATCGTCAAGCATCTGATCCAAAAGGTCATCAATCGAAATGTACTGAACATTCTTCATAAGGTCTTCGTAAATGTCTTCCGAAGCCCAGTTCTCATACTTCTTTTCGTACAAGCAAGGAACCGTAGTAATCATTTCACCGACTTTGTGCTTCTTGAGGTCAGAGTTGACCGCATAGTCGTTTGCGATGTTCCAAATTTCAGGATCACGATCAATACGACGACCTAGGTGATCGTAAACGACATGGAGAACTTCGTGACCAACGAGGAATTCAACTTCCTTCTGCTTAAGCATCATAACGAAGCGGCTGTTGTAATAGAAACGACGACCGTCGGTTGCAGCAGTAGTAAGCCATTCATCAGCGTTGGTAAGCGTCAAGCGAGTAGCAAGATTACCAAAGAACGAATGCTTAAGGAGAAGACCAATACGAGCAGTAATTAGGCGCTCACGAGCCTGAGCATCGATATTGGGGTCAGTCGGGCCCACGAGATTTTCAAACTTCTTGCTACGGCTACGCTTTGACTTACGCTTGTCAGAAGTAGTGATACCTGTCATAAAAACTCCATTGCTTGATTATGTTTTCACTATAGCTAATTTTAGAGGGAATGTCAAGCCTCAAATGAAGGTGCTGGCAATTAAAATGTCGTTTGGAAAGGTGCCATCTTCTTCCCCGTCAGCATAGACAATCTTGTAATTGCTGTTGATGCTAAGTAGCAGGTCTATTACAGTCTGACGGTCAATATAGTCCCATTCCTGTGTACCAAACAACCTAATATCATCGATCATTATGACATGATCTTTGTAGGGTGATAAGGCAATAGCTTCTATTTCCTGAATGAGTGGACAGGGACCATATTTACCTCCCGGAATATTAGGACCGCTAGCATGTGCGTCTAACCAAAAGGTAGCTTGTTCATTGATAGTAGGGCACAACTCACGAAGTACATCAGGGGACTCTCCTTTAATGATGGAGATGCTATCGTCCCCTGCAAATCTAGCGACACTAATATCATAAAAGGAAGGCATCAATTCGATGCCGTACATTTTCGTAAACTCAAATTGTTTAGCAGGATAGAAGGTCCATCCTTCTTGGCAACCCGTTTCTATGAAGATGTTGCCTTTAGCATAATCAGCTAGTAGTGAATATCTAACAGTGCCCATTGATTAAATCGAAGGTTTATCACGATTTGCAGACATTGCTTCAACTAATGCCTTAGCTTCTGCTGCTTTTTCTGCAACGGTCAATACACGATTTTCGTGAGACTGCATTGCAGCGAGTTCAGCTTCGGGAATTCGTGTTAGAATATCTGCACGAGCAGCAATCATGCGATTAAGTTCCGTTTGATACGGAAAACCGCGATTGATATCAGTAGTGAGTCCGTTGATACGGAGCTGACAATTACGAAGATGCTGTTGTTCGGTGCTGTATTTAAAGATTGGCTGAGCCATAAAAGGATCCTTTGAATTAGACATAAAGAAAGTGGGGGAAGGCTGTCTCTAACCTTCCCCCTAGGAGCTGCTGACTTAGTTGCCAGCTTCTACAATGTACTTACCGTACTTCTTGTAGAATTCATCGAAGTTGTTAAGCTGCGAAGGCTCGATTGGAAGCTTGTAAGTCTTAAGTGCAATCTTAGCGCCCATGACGACCAACTCCGTTTCGAAGTTCTTCATCATGTATTCGAAGAAGTTACCAGCCATTTCGTGGAACTTCTTGTTGTCGGCGCGCTTGTTTTCGATAGCGTCCTTAAGTTCGTAGCACATAGAAATCGTGAGCGAGTACATCGCAGAGATTTCCTTGACATTCAACTCCTTGACCTTGCCTTCAAGAATGTCAACAGGATTCGGCATCTTACTAGCAACCTTGCGGTGAGCCATAAACTTAGCAGCAAGACCATCACCGACAGCACCTGCAACAAGCGTGAACAGCGTATCGTTGTCAGTGTTGTCTTCATCAGTCAGCATATCGCTAACGAAGCACCACGAACGCGGAGTAGCGAATGCACGAGACGAACCCTTAGCATCGAAGTCATAACCGTCCTGCTTAGCGAACGAGAGATAACCAACGACATCCTTGTGAATGCCCTTGTTAACAGCCCACTGCTGCCAAGCATTGAAGTCATAACGCATTTCAATGTGAACGAAGCGGTTAGCAAGCGGCATCGGCATACGATAAGTAACACCCTTATCGCTGTCACGGTTACCAGCAGCAACGATAACAACATTATCGGGCAGCTTATACTTACCAACACGACGGTTCAGAATAAGCTGATAACCAGCAGCCTGAACAGCAGGGGGAGCAGAGTTCATTTCGTCAAGGAACAGAACGACGATAGGGTATTCAGCAGCAAGTTCTGCACTCGGAAGATCGACAGGCTCAGCCCAATCCATCTTACCGATTTCCTTATTGAAGTACGGAATACCGCGAATGTCAGTAGGCTCCATCTGAGCCATACGAAGATCGATCATGAAACCACCGAGTTCATCAGTAATTTCCTGAACGACTTCTGACTTACCGATGCCCGGAGGGCCCCAGAGGAAGACAGGACGCTTTGCCTTGAAAGCAGTGAGAATAGCCTTGCGGGCCTGAATAGAAGTGATAGTGTGATTATCAGAAACATGAGACATATTTTAGCTCCTTAGTTAAAACAATGTAGAGAATGTTTTGCTTGATTGCTCTCTACAGTCTTTGTTATACGACATTATGAGGGGTAAGTCAACCACTTTTTCGCCTTAGTGGATATTTTTTTATGCCATGAGTTTTGCCATAAGGATAAGATGCTCAAGATGCTTGATAGCCTTAATCATATCTTCTTTATGTGCGTCAAGCTTATGGGCTCGGTGAGTCTGCCTAGCTTCAACTTCTAGGCGGCTGAGTTGAGAATTCATTTCACCTACATTATTGCAGAGTTTCATGAGGTCAGGATTGTATGGAAGACGCTTCAATTGAATGCGTAGGTCACTGATGATTTCCCTAGCTTCTATTGC